AACACCAAAAGAAAATAACAGGTCTAACTGTTGTTGAATCTTGGATTGTAGAAGATGAAGTACACGACAAGTCAAGAAAGTATGGTTTAAATATGCCTATGGGTACTTGGATGGTTTCTATGAAGGTAGACAACGATGAAATTTGGAACGACTACGTGAAAACGGGTCTTGTCAAGGGCTTCAGTATAGAAGGATATTTTGCGGACAAGATAGAAAGACCAAAAGAGGCTAACAAACTAAGTGCAGAAGACCAAGAAGCCGAAGACTTACTTGCTAAAATTAAAGATGTTTTACAAAAAGAAGAATTAGAATCTTATAAAGACTACCCAAAGAGTGCATCAAACAACGCAAAAAGAGCGTTGGAATGGGTAAAAAAAAACGGCTGGGGTGACTGCGGTGAAGCAACAGGAAAAGCAAGAGCCAATCAATTAGCAAAAGGTGAAGCCATAACAAGAGACACCATTGCAAGAATGGCAAGTTTTAAAAGACACCAACAACACAAAGACGTTGCTTATTCTGAAGGTTGTGGAGGTTTAATGTGGGACGCTTGGGGTGGAACTTCTGGCGTTGAATGGGCAATTAACAAATTAAAAAAAATAGATGGGGACAAGTAAAAACACTTCTTATAAAGTACACGCACACCAATCTACAGATGCGAAAAGGGTTACCTTAAACATAGAAGAAGGTGCTATGATAACAACCGAAAGTGGTATTTGGCAAGTATGGAATGGAGATTGGAGAAAAATATACCCACAAAGCGGGGAAGGTAGTGGTTTAGGTTGGGTAAGATACCAAGATTCTCAATATACAGAAATTTCTCCACTATCTTTAAGCGATGAAACACCTGTTACTTTACCTAACAATGGAAGCACTAAAACAAAAAGCGACCCTACGCAAGAGTATTACGATACTGCCACGCAAAAACTTATACCAAGCGCATTAAATGACGTTTATGTTATAACAATAGAATTTAAGAGTGCGACACCAAACGCTAACCAATGCCATTTAGATTTATGGTTTGAAAATGGAGGTGGTTTACTTGAAAACTTAAATGTTTCTTTAGGTTATTATAAGGGTAATGCTACAACACAAACATTTCACAATACATTCCAATATTATATAGACCAAAATTTTATAGATAATGGTGCTAATATAAAAATACAATCACACGGAGATATTGCAACGGTTTGGGATATTCAATACTTTATTCAGAAAACGCAATCTTATGCTTAATTTTTTAAAATCAATATTTATGGCTAAGAAAACAAAAAGTAGAACAAGTCCAAAGGGTGGCAACAGAGGTTGTTTATGTGACAATGGAACTTATTCAAAAGAATGTTGCAATGGCGATTTGCAAAACCAAGGTGTAGGTAGTTTAATTCAAGGTGGAGAAAGTACTGTAACAAACACTAATGCGCCAAGAACTAAGACAAGGCAGAACGGATAAATACATTTGAAAATATAACAACTTTTAATAAATAATGTTTTAATATTAAATAATCCTTATGAGTGCGAAAAATCAAATTAACAAAATCAAAACCCTGCTCGGTTTGGAAGTGAAACTTGAGCAAATGGCTTTGGACAACGGTACTGTTTTGGAAGCGGAAGTTTTTGAGGCTGGTGCTGAAATCTTTATTGTTAATGAAGATGAGCGTATTCCTGTTCCAATGGGTGAATATATGTTGGAAGAAGGAAAGGTTCTAATCATTACAGAAGATGGTATTATTGGAGAAATTAAAGACGTTGAAGAAGCACCTGCTGAAGAAGAGGCTGCTCCAGAAGCAGAAGTTGAAGTTGAGGCAGAAGCTGAAACTGCATCTCCAAAGAAAGTAGTTGAATCAATTACTAAAGAAATGTTCTTTTCAGAAATTGAGAAACTAAGAAATGAAATTGCAGAATTAAAAACTGCTAATGTTCAAGAAGAAGTAGAATTGTCTGCTGAAACTACTGAAGTAACTGAAGAAGTATCTGAAGAAGTACAAGTAGAACTTTCTGCTGAAGAAACTAAGCCTTTAAAACACAACCCAGAAGGAAGTGTTGAGAAAAAAGAACTTTTAAAGTTCGGTTCTAAATCGCCTAAAACTACTAAAGACGTTGTCTTTTCAAAACTATTTAATTAATAAAATAAATTTATTTTAATATGTCTACAACTACAAACATTACAACAAGTTACGCTGGTGAGTTTGCTGGAAAATACATTTCTGCTGCTTTATTAAGCGCTTCTACTATTGAGAATGGTGGAATTGAGGTTAAACCAAATGTTAAATTTAAACAAGTTATCAAAAAATTAGCTACTGACGCTATTTTAAAAGATGGAACTTGTGATTTTGACCCAACTTCTGAAATTACTTTAACAGAAAGAATTTTACAACCAGAAGAATTTCAAGTAAATTTACAATTATGTAAGTCTGACTTTAGAGATGATTGGGAAGCAGTTCAAATGGGTTACTCTTCTTTTGATTCTTTGCCTCCATCTTTTGCTGACTTCTTAATGGCTCACGTGGCTGCTAAGACTGCACAGAAAACAGAGCAAAACATCTGGAAAGGTGTTACTGCTAACGCTGGTGAATTTAATGGTCTTGTTACTTTAATGACTGCCGATGCGGACGTTGTTGATGTAGTAGGAACTACTGTAACTGCTGCAAACGTAATTGACGAATTAGGAAAAGTTGTTGATGCTATCCCTTCTGCTGTTTACGGAAAAGAAGACTTAAACCTTTATGTTTCTCAAAACGTAGCGAGAGCGTATGTGAGAGCATTAGGCGGATTTGCTGCTGCTGGATTAGGAGCAAACGGTACAAATGCACAGGGTACACAATGGTTCAATAATGGTTCACTTTCTTTTGACGGTGTTTCTATCTTTGTTGCCAATGGTTTGGCTGACAACTACATTGTAGCTGCTGAAAAATCTAACTTATATTTTGGAACAGGTTTATTAGCTGACCACAACGAAGTTAAAGTATTAGATATGGCTGACTTAGACGGTTCTCAAAATGTTCGTGTAATTATGAGATTTACTGCTGGTGTACAATACGGAATCGGTTCTGATATCGTTCTTTACACTCCTGCATAATCATTTCTAAATACTAACAAGGGGTAGGTAAGCCGTAAAGCCTGCCTACCCTTTTTTTTTAACTTCTAATAAATATAAATATGGCTTGTGATATTACACTTGGGCGCTTAGAGCCTTGTAAAGATTCAGTAGGTGGCTTAAAAGCCGTTTACTTTATCAATTATGACGCTGATATTGCTACGGGGGCAACAATTACTTCAGAAGAAATTACTGAATTTTCCCCTGCAATAACAATGTACAAATATGACCTTAAAGGTGCAAACAACTCTTTTGATGAAACAAACGAAAACTCAAGAGACAATGGAACATCTTTCTGGACACAAACAGGAACTTTAGTTCTTAAAAAACAAGATTTAGCAACACAAACACAACTTAAAGCACTTGCTTATGGCAGACCTTTAGTTGTTATTGAAGATTACAATGGTAACTTCAGAATGGCTGGTTTTGAAAACGGATGCGAGGTTGTTGTAAATACTGCTTCTGGTGCAGCAATGGGAGACTTAAACGGTTACAACATTACATTTACAGGAACTGAAAAAGCACCTGCACACTTTATTGATTCAGCAATTATTGGAGACACAACTAATTCAACAGTTGTTCCTGGAACATAATTAATTTAGGGTTTTTATTTAAAGAGGGGTAAGTTTAACAACTTGCCCTTTTTTTTGTTTTTATATTAAAGTGAGAAAATGATTGTACTTAAACCAATAGGTACTGCTCAAACTTTAAAGTTTATTCCAAGAGAATATGCAGCAACTAAGGTTGTTTTATTGGATGAGAGTACTAATACAGAAGTTGAAATAGAGGCGTCTTTTACAGAAGATAAATACTATTTGACCTCTGACATAATATTTAATTTAATAGAGGGTAGGTTTTACAATCTAACGGTATATAATGTAAACGATGTTGTTTACAAAGACAAAATTTTCTGTACTGAACAAAACGTATTAAACTACTCAATTAACAAAGACGTTTATACTTCAACGGTAACAGATAACGAATATATCATTTTATAATGGACAATATACACATATTAAATTTAAGCAAATACACCTCGCCAGAGATTGTAGAAGTAAAAAACAAAGACTGGGTTAATTACGGTGAAGACAATAACTATTTTGGTTATTTAATAAACCGTTATACGGGTAGCACAACAAACAATGCTATTATAAATGGTATGTCAAAAATGATATACGGCAAAGGTTTAGACGCTACTGATTCAAATAGAAAGCCAGACCAATACGCTCAAATGCGTTCTATTATATCTAAAGACTGTTTAAAGTCTGCCGTAATGGATAGAAAGTTGTTAGGTATGGCATCTTTGCAAGTTACTTATGACAAAGGATTGGTTAAGAAAATTACACACTTCCCTATGCAAACATTAAGGGCTGAAAAGTGTAATGAAGATGGTGATGTTGAAGCGTGGTATTATCACCCAGATTGGGACAATATGAAACCAAGCGACAAACCTAAACGCATACCCGCTTTTGGATTTGGAAACCAAAAAGGAAATGAAATATACATAGTAAAACCTTATGTAACGGGTTCTTATTATTACCCACCTGTTGATTATCAAGGTGCTTTACCTTATGCTTTACTTGAAGAAGAAATTGCAGACTATTTAATTAACGATACAATTAATGGTTTTAGCGGTACAAAGGTTGTAAACTTCAACAACGGTGTCCCAGACAAGGAGAAGCAAATGGAAGTTAAATCCGATGTTTTAAACAAACTTACGGGTTCAAGAGGTGAAAAGGTTATTGTAGCATTTAACAACAATGCAGAAAGTAAAACAACAGTAGACGACATTCCTTTAAACGATGCACCTGCGCATTACCAATATTTAAGTGATGAGGCATTTAGAAAGTTAATTGTAGGTCATAGGGTAACCTCCCCGATGCTTTTAGGTGTTAGAGATGGTAATAGTGGTTTAGGTAACAATGCAGACGAAATAAAGACCGCTACGCTACTTTTTGACAACCTTACTATAAAAACCTACCAAGAAGAATTTACGGACAGTATTGAAGAGATATTGGCTTTAAATAACATTTCTTTAAACCTTTATTTTAAAACTATTCAGCCTTTAGAGTTTACAGACACAACGGGAATGGATGCTGAAACTAAAGAAGAAGAAACGGGAATTAAAATGTCTATACAATGTTCTGCTGAAAGTAGTGACGGGGACAATGAGATTGCGCAGGCTTTAATTGATTTAGGCGAAGATGAAGACCTTGAAGGTTGGGAATTAATTTCAAGTGAAGAAGTAGATTACGAAGAAGAAGAATTAGAAGAAAATCAAAGTTTACTTTCTAAGATTTGGAACTTTGTAAGTACTGGAACTGCTAAACCAAATAGTAAATCAAAGCAAGACAAAGTTGTTGATGGTGTGCCTTATAAAGTACGTTACAGATACAGTCCTTTACAAGCGGGTAAAAATAGTCGTGAGTTTTGCAAGAAAATGGTTGCTGCCGATAAACTATACAGAAAAGAAGATATTATTGCAATGGGTAACCGTGCAGTTAATGCTGGTTGGGGTGCTGAAGGTGCTAAAACTTATTCTATTTGGAAGTACAAAGGCGGTGGTTCTTGTCATCACAAATGGTTAAGACAAACCTTTAAAGGTAAAACAGAAGGTAACTTAGCAAATCAAGACGCTAACATTTCTACCAA